TTATTGGAATTTCCAGAAAATGTGGGAAAAGAGGAAATGAACCATTTTATAGTATTCCACATTTTTAATGGTATTGAATCTGCAATGACACCAGAACAATTGGACCTATATGAAAGTGGAGAAACAAATGAACTTATAGGCTCTGCGATTACGGCAACCACGGTTTTTGCAGGAACTTCAATGCTAACCGCTAAAGGAGTTACTAAACTTGCATCAACATCCACTAAACTTGCAAAGTTACCAAAAGTTGGACCTTTTATTGCACTCGCTGCTGGTGCGTACGCGGCTTATAAGTCTTGGGATACAGGTGGTGCAGTCGGTTCGTATATATTAAATGATGAAGAAGAAGCAAAGGCGCAACAACAATGGGATGAGATTAAAGAGGCAATTCAGGCGCGAGCCCAAGAGGAAGCAAATTTAGAATTTGGTGACCCAGAACAAACTGGCAGACTTACTAGAATAGGAAAAGCATTTGTAAAGAGTATGGATACCATTGCTCTGTATATGCCTCAAAAAATTAATGCTTTACATATTTTAGAATATGAACAACAAGACATGAGGTTTATTCAAAATATAATTAACGACTGGACAGGTGCTGTAGCGGGGATGGGTGTGGTGGCAGCGCCAAAAGTCGCTGACCAAATTTCAAATTTATTGGGAGTACAAAGTAATATTGATACTGCTATACAGGGTGCAATGAGAATGGCGCCCAATCCAAGAAAGCAACTTATGTTCAGAGAACCAGTTTCAAGAAAATTTGAATTCAACTTTAATTTTTCTCCAAGAAATGCTACAGAATCTGCAAGGGCTTACGAGATTATTCAAACATTTAAAAAACATGCATATCCACAACTGTCGAAAACTGCCGGGTCTGGAGCATTTTATAGATTTCCTGCTGAATTTGAAATTAAATATTACACTATGCATGGTGATGAACCAGTTGAAAATGATTTTCTTAATAAAATCCAAAGATGTGCATTAAGAGAAATAAATGTTGATTATGCATCATCTGGTTCATTTTCTACTTTTGAAAATGGCGCTCCAACAAACATGATTTTATCTTTGACATTTGAAGAGATGGAACTTTTAGACCAAGGACAGGTATTGAAAGGATATTAATTAATCTATGTACTTTAAACACTTTCCAAAAATAAATTTAAGAAATGGTACTGGAGCAACCTCTGGAACTTCTGTAGCAGTTGATATATTGAGAAGAGTAGGATTTTCAGAAACGGGCAAAACAGGTTCTGAACAATTCTTTGAATATAATATAAAAGATGGGGAAACCCCAGAATCTTTATCGAATAGAATATATGGTTCATCTAATTATCATTGGGTTATTCTTATGTTTAATAATATAATCGACCCTCTATTTGATTGGCCTCTCAGCAGAACTAAATTTGAAAAGTTTTTGAAAAAGAAATACAAAGGTGTATCTTTATATTTGGGTGAGGGTATAACTGGAACTTTTAAATTTGGGGATACAGTTTCTCTTATGAACACCAGTAGTGGTGAAACTGGATTTGGTGGAGTCGTTGAAGAATATGACCCAACATATAGAAAGTTAGTATTGTCTGGATTAGGTCCGAATGAAAGTTTTAAATCTCAAGACCATGTTCAAGCATATAATTCTGATGGTGGCACAGCATGGGGACAATATGTTGGGGGCGGTACAGTAGAAAGAGTTGTCGGAGATTCTACACAAGCACTACATCATTTTGGAACAAGTGGTTCTATAACTGCCGGTTATGATGATATTGGTGGTGGTACTGCAACATCGATAATGTGGCTAGACCCTCTTTCAAAATATAATGGAGTTACTCAAGTTTCTTTGGCTGACGGTATTACATTTGGAGATACTTTGTTGTATGGATATGTTTTTAACAGTGAAGACGGTTATGTAATAACCAATGAGAAATACGAGTCAGATTTAAATGAATCTAAAAGAAGCATTTCTTTGTTAAGACCAGAATATGTTTCTTCAATAGGTGATGAACTAAGGACATTGATTAGAAACTAATGGGGTTGCAAAATGACATATTAAATTTAGGGTCAAACCCAACAGATTTTGAAAATTATCTGCGACATCATGATGTCCGTATAGATGATGTTAGAATAATATCATTTAGTGGATTGGATGTTAGTATAATGGAGCATTTTAATGGTGGCGGATATATAGAAATACACGAAGATATATTTGAGTGTGTTTTAAGTGGTAGAATTTCATCAATTGATTCTGCAAACCTACCAATGAATTTATCTTTGACTGGACATGAATTCTTGGTGATTCGATTTTATACACCGGGAACAGAGAAAATTACACAAGTTTTTCATATAGATAAAATTACTGATAAGATTCAAGCAGAAGAGAAACAGATATATGATTTACATTTTGTCAGTTCTGCTTTTATAAACAATCTATTCCGAACAGTTAATAAATCGTATTCTGGAACTATTTCTTCTACTGTAAAAAATATTTTTGAAAATAGTGTAAATACGGATAGAAGTCCAAATTCTATAAAAATAAAAATTGAACCCACAATGGGAGATTACAAATGTATCATACCTGGATGGAAACCTAACATTGCAATTAATTGGTTAAAAAGAAAAGCAGTATCACTTGGAAACTATCCAAGTTCCAATTATGTTTATTATCAAGATTTGTCAGGTGGTTTTAATTTTGTTTCTTTGTCATCATTGTATAATAATCCTGTAGTGGCTACATACTCGTCTTCTCCTATTAAGACTTCTTATGCTAGAGAAGATACTAATGATTTAGATTTACAAAAATCTTTAACTAATATAGAAAAAATGAAAATTGGAGGATTTGACCAAACCAGAGAATCATTAAATGGAACATGGTCTTCTACATTAATAGTACATGATATAACTACCAAATCATATGAATCATTCTGGTATTCTTATAATAGAGATTTCAATGCAGAAAATTCCTTGAATGGATATCCGCTGTTACCACAACTAGCAGATAATTTTTCAGTACAACCAAACTCAAGACATTATTTTACCCCTAAACATGCTGGAATATATGGTGGTGTTACGGAATCAGATGGTCTTGAACTTATAGATTATCCAGATAATGAAGCAACATGGAATCACATACAGCAACACGATTCAAATATTAATCAGTTGCAATTTAATTCTATAGAAATTTATGTCGGTGGTGATACAAATAGAAGGGTAGGTGATAAGGTTGCAATACAGGCGCCAGATATATCCTCATCTGGTAATAGTGAAGGTCACGGATTAGATACTATGGTAAGTGGAATTTATTTAATAACAAAAATAAAACACATGCTGACTACTGGTGGTCATCAAATGCATATGAGGTTATGCAAAGAATCACATGGGTGGGCTCTACCAAATGAGCATGAATATGAAGATGGTGATGAAGCAGGAATTGCAGGAGTTTATCATGCGTAACTATATGGGAAAAGATGAATTTATTTGGTGGATGGGTGTTGTAGAAGATAGACAAGACCCATTAAAACTTGGAAGGTGCAGAGTCAGGTGTTTGGGATTCCACACTCAAAATAAAATTGACATACCAACTGAAGATTTACCTTGGGCAACTCCGATACAACCTATAACTTCGGCATCTATGAATGGAATAGGACATACTCCATTGGGTCCTGTAGAAGGTTCGTGGGTTGTAGGATTTTTTAGAGATGGACCTAATGCACAAGACCCAATATTCTTTGGAACTGTAGGGGGAGTACCACAAGTTGAACCAGATACAGAAACTGGATTTAATGACCCGAATGGAATTTTTCCAAAATTAGATTTCTTAGAAGAACCAGATGTTAATAGACTTGCAAGAGGAATAACACAAGGAACTATAGTAGATTCTAAACTTGAAGATGCACAAAAACTTAAAGATATTCCAACTGCAAATAACGCACAGGGAACATGGTTTGAACCCATGACACCTATTGGTGCTACTTATCCATATAATAATGTTTATGAATCCGAAAGTGGTCACATTCAAGAATTTGATGACACAGAAGGTGCAGAGAGAATTCACACATATCACAAATCTGGAACTTTTGAAGAAATTCATCCTAGTGGACATAAAGTTACAAAAGTAAAAGGTGAAGATTATGAAATTTCTATGGGTAATAAATTCGTACACATAAAAGGAAATGCAAATGTTCTCATAGGAGATGATGAGAATGCGAGCAACTTGACTCTTTATGTCAAGGGAAATGTTGATATGCAAGTAGATGGTAATGTAACAGAAAAAATTAAAGGTAATGTCGAACAGACCGTTGAAGAAGGTAATGTTAACATTAAAAGTGAAACTGGAAATATTGAAATACACTCAGAAGGAAATCTTAAAATTCATAGTGATAAAGAGATGGAAATTTCGTCTGGCGGCGCTATGAGATTAAGAGGTTCGTCAATTGATTTAAATTAGGAGAGAGAGATGGGACTTGGAATTACAAGAGCATATTTAGATACAGCAGGAGGCGTTGTGTTGACTGGCGCGAGTACAGTAAGAGTTAATGGGATGCCTGTTGCATTAGATGGAGCATCAGTTTCAGGACATGGTAAAAGTCCACACAGTGGTCCTAGAGTGATTAAAAGTTCATCTACTGTTAGGGCAAATGGAAGAGGAGTTGTTCGTCAGTCTTTAGACATTTCAAGTTGTGGTCATCCATGTAGTGGTTCGGGTAATGTTAGGGCAGGAGGTTAATCGTGGGCATTTTTCCAACAACAGGATGTAGTATACAGGCAGCGAAATATACGGATGCTGAAAAAGATTTAATTCAAACAGTTATGGATGGTAATGCATTTGCAAATCCAGTAAAGGGTTCTATGGATGCAACAAATACTTCAATATCTGAAACACAGAGTTTGCTTAATTCTGTTGAATATCCAGATTTACCACAGTGGTCTGGATTATCTGCATCAATCTCTTCTTTGTCTAGTCAAATAAGTTCATATAATACACATTCAAACAGAATATCTGGCAAAAGTTTAAATGCATTAGGTCCTAACGATGAACCAGGATTTATGGGTCTTTATGGAATTGCATCAGCAAATAATACTGCAAGAGAATCGATTGAAGAAAAAAATGAAGATAATTTTAGTCCAATCTTTAATAGTATACTTGGTCCAGCATCCAGTGTTTTAAATTCTGTAAATGATACAATTAATAATTCTGTAAAAGATTTAATTTCACTTAATCTTGGGGTCACATCTAGTGGTGCAAATCAATACCCAGATGGGTTCACATCAGCAGTTGCGGAAGTACAAACACTAATCAGCGATGCATCTACCTCGGTGGCAAATTTTATAACAGAAGATAATAGTTCTTACACTTCAGCACTAAGGTATGTGGAAAAATTTAGTTTAGGTAATATGATAATGAGCAGTACACAAGACCCATGTTTTGGAGGGAAGTGTATGGATAGTGTACTTACACCCGGCGTCAAAGCAAAATTAGATGTGATTGAATCTGAAAAAAACCCTACATAATTGTAAAAAAAGGTAACTTCTATGAAACCAGAAATTTGGGATATGTTTATAAAAATAGGACTTGCGCTGGGCGCTGTGTTTACTGGTCTAGTTACTTTTTTTATGAGCCGAAAGAAGAAAACCAAGAAAAAAACAACAGAAGAGTCTTCTATTGTATCCCCAATATTAGATTATTCTGATTCTTTCTGGACAGTTCACTCTTCTATACAAGAATCTTTGACAGAATTAAGGGTGATGTCAGATTGTGCAAGGACACAATTAATACAGTTCCATAACGGAGGTAGATTTATTGATGGAATGAGTATGAAAAGACTTTCACTTACTCATGAATCTTTGGCAAATGGAGTTGCGGGCGACCAAAGGAGAAGTCAAGATTTACTTATGAGTATGTTTTTGCTATTTTTAAGTAGAATTAAAGAAGATAACGCCGCTATTCATTATGTTGCAGATTTAGAAGAATCATACACCAAACAATATTTTGAATTTTCTAACACTGTAGCATACTCTGTTTTGCCTATTAAAAAAGAAACGGTTATTGTAGGTTATGTGATGGCACATTGGTGCAGAGAAGAAAAAGCAGAAATGGCAGATATAGAAGTTGTTGATGAATGGATGCACAGGACGCAAAGATTAATTGAAGTGGATTTGACAAATGAAGGGCAAAAACACAAAAATGGGGCATAAATAATAGAATGGGAACTCAAGCGAACTATAACAGATATAAGGATTTAGACTTGGATTTTATTGCACATCCAGTGTCTGGTGATGTTGTACAAAAAATTGGTGCAGATGCTATCAAAAAATCTGTAAGAAATTTAATATACATGAGAATATATGAAAAACCATTTCAACCACATATACATTCTACTGTTAGAAATCTTTTATTTGAACCAAACACCCCATTGGTAAAAATTCAATTAAAAAAATCAGTTACTGAAGTTCTAACAAGACATGAACCAAGAATTAACTTAATGGAGGTATCTGTACACTCTAACGAAGAAACTTATAAGATATCTATAGTATATACTATTAAAAACCAACCAGAGGTACAAACTGTACTATTGAATTTAAAGAGGTTACGATAATGGCAAACGACAGAAAAATTGAAGTTAACGAATTAGATTTTCTTACTATAAGAGAAAATTTAAAAAATTATCTTAGTGGTCTTGATGAGTTTAGTGATTTTAATTTTGAAGGTTCTGGTATTTCTATATTATTAGACCTTCTTTCTTATGTGTCGCATTATCAAGGATTTTATAACAACATGGTTGCAAATGAAATGTTCTTAGACAGTGCAATAAAAAGAACTTCAGTTGTTTCCCATGCCAAAAGTTTAGGATATACCCCATCATCTAAAACTGCATCGAGTGCCATTGTAGATATTACTATAAACGATGATTCATCAACCACCACAACATTACCAAAAAGAACTAAATTTACATGTAGTAAAGATGGTACAAATTATACATTTACCAATCCAGATTCAGGCGATTATGAAACATTAAATGCCACTCAAAAAATAATAAGAAATGTAACATTAAAAGAAGGAACATGGAGAAATCAAAGTTTTGTAGTTGATACCAATAATGATGTTCAAAGATTTATAATTGCCAGCAAAGATGCTGATATGTCTACTTTAAATGTTCGTGTTCAAACTTCTATGAGTGATACAACTGGCAACGCAGATTCATGGTCTGCTGTTTCGGATATTACAAGTCTTACAAGTACTACTAAAGCATATTTTACACAAGAAGCAGAAAATGGATATTATGAAATATATTTTGGTGATGGTATTCTTGGAACTAAATTATCCGATGGTAATGTTATTGTTCTTGAATACTTAGTTACCAATGGTATTTTGGCAAATAATATCGGTTCTCAAGACACATCTTACTCTAGAACATTTAGTTCTTCTGATGCTACAGTTTCAAGTATAAGTGTAGTTTCTGCATCATCTGGTGGTGGTGGAAAAGAAAGCATTAGTGCAATTAAATATAATGCTCCTAAAGCATTTCAATCTCAAAATAGGTCTGTTACAACAGATGATTATGTAACATTTATATCTCAAAATTATAATAATGCCAGTGATGTGTTTGTGTGGGGAGGAGAAAATAATAATCCACCAGAATATGGAAAGGTATTGGTTTCGGTTAAACCTACAAATGGAACTGTATTAAGTCAAGAAGAAAAATTGAGTTTGCAAAACTTACTAAAAACACAAAATCTTGTTAGTATAATACCAGAAGTTGTAGACCCAAATTATATCTACCTGAAAATAAAAAGTAATGTTTCATATGATTCTAATAGGACAACGAAAAGTGCAAGTGATATTAAAATATTAGTTGATTCTTATATTATCGCGTATTCTGTTTCTGACCTAGAAAGATTTAATAGAAACTTTAGATATTCTAAATTTGTAAAAATTCTTGATGATGCAGACGATTCTATTTTAGGAAACGAAACTTCTATTAAAATTCAAAAAAGAATAGAGGCAACAGTTAATGAATCAAAATCATACACTATAAATTTTGACAATGAGATTTATCATCCACATGATGGTCATGTATCTGTAATTGAAAGTAGCGCATTTACATATACCAAACTTGATGGTACTGTTGTGAGTTCTATGTTAGATGATGATGGGAAAGGAAATATAAGAATATATGAAGTTATTGATGGTGTAAAGTCATATCTAAATGAAACTGCCGGTACAATAGATTATAGTAATGGTATAATTTCATTAAAAGAATTTATGCCTGTTTCTGTTGATGGTACACTTTTAAAAATAGATGTTATACCAAACAGCAAAGATATTATTTCTGAGAAAAATGGAATTATTATAATAGACTTAAATGATTCCGATTCCGTTCACACTGTTGTAGAATCTTATTCACCTTATAGTATTAAGTCCGAATCGTCTGGTAGTATTTCAACATCTTCTTCAACAAGTTCTAGCAGTAGTTCCAGCAGTTCAGGATATTAATAGATGCCAATTATTTTAGGACAAGGCGGAAGTGATGGTGCAGGTGGATTTGAGTCCATTGTTTCACTTCTTTCTGGTGCAACAGCAAGTATTAGTAATAAAATTTCCAGTGTTGTATCTGAAATATTGCCTGGTTTTGTTGATAACAATCATTCCAAATTTGTAGATTTTATGGAAGCATATTATGAGTGGATGGAACAAAAGGAAAATCCCCACGGAACTTCTGTAACTTTAGTAGATTTAATGGATGTTGATAAGAGTTTAGATTCGTTTATTGAATATTTTAAAGATGTTTACCTTAAAGATTTTCCTAAAAATCTTGCAATAGATTCTTCTGGTAATCCTTTAAACGAAAAAACAATCGTTAAAAATATTACTGATTTCTATAGTAGTAAGGGAACAGAAAAATCGTATAAATTTTTTCTAAGAATTTTACACGATAGTGATGTTGAATTTTATTATCCCAAAGAAGATATACTCCGTCTGTCTGATGGTAAATGGATAGAAAAAAAATCAATTAAAGTTACAAGCAACAACGGTGCAAAATTGTTTGATTTAGCGAAGAAAACAATTACCCAAAAAGATGCTATCGGAAGTGGGGCGTTGTCTGTAGCATCTGCAACTGTAGAATCTATACTCCAATATAATGTTGAACAATATTTTGTTACAGAATTATTTTTAACAGATATAAATGGAACATTTCTTCAGGGAAATAAAATTGAAGGTTTGGATGATGATAATAATAAAATTCAAGAAGACATTTATTCTATTCCCTCTGTCATTAACATTATTTCCAAAGGAGCAGGATATAGGTCTGGAGATAGAGTAGTAATTGATGAAAATTCTAATGAATATGTTTCTGGTAAAGGAGCAGAAGTTGAAGTTGATAAAGTTGATAAAAATGGCGCGATAGAAAGTGTCATAATTAAAAATTTTGGTACAAACTATACAACCAATACATCAGAAGACACTGTTCCAGTATATTTTCGTTCAACTTCGGGTGATGGTAGTGCATCAGGAAATGCTTCACTGAAAGCATTGTGTGTTTATCCTGGATATTGGTTGAACAATGATGGTAAATTGAGTTCAAACAAATATTCAAGAGATAATGAAAAATATTGTGAGTTTTCTTATGTTTTAAAAACAGAAATTGCTTTAGACAGTTATAAAGACCAAGTTTTAAAAACTATCCATCCAACAGGAACGAGATTATTTGGCAATATTTCTTTACTTAATACTGTATCAAGTGCTGTTCCATATCACACAGAAATTGTTAGAAATGAACCTCCTCTTGTTGGACATTATACCCCTTACACTTTAGACACACACGATAATTTACGAGGTGCGACTGGTTCTGGTTCTGCCATAGATTTATATCCTAGAGGATTCAATCCTGGCGCGACTTCTGCTGGTCATTGTTTAGGAAATACTGGAGGCAGACTAGCATTAACATCGGGTGGTACTGGTGGTTTTACTTTAGGTTGTATGGTAATTGGAGATAGTGTAACTGGTTCGAGTAGTGGTGCGACTGGTATAGTTTTTGGGTGGAGCAGAAGTACTTCTACAGGTGGTGTGTTATTTATTAAAACAGGTGGTACTGGAGGACCTCTAGGATTTACAGCAGGTGAACGAGTGGATATTGGGAAGAGTGGTTCAACTGGTATTATTGGTGGTGGTGGCGGTGTAACTGGCAACTGGGTAGGAGTTGGTAATGGAACAGTTTTAGAAAATGTTGCAACTATACATGTTACTGGTCCTGCTGGTGGATTAAGTTCTGGTGCAACTTCATCACAAGAGAGCGGAATAACTCATTGGATAATTAACGAATCTTTTCAATCAGTATCAACAACTATTGGCGAAACCCTCGATGTTAAAACTTTTACAGACACAAGCGCATACACAGCAGGATATGATTATTCTATAGGAAATTATGTACAACAGCAAGACCCTAATAATCAGGGAATTTCGGCAGAAGGTATTGTTCAAGATTGGATTCCGCCTGCATCTGGTGGTACAGGAGGAGTTTTGAAAATTCAGCAAATTAGTGGACATAATTTTGCAGGTGGTACAATATACGAAATAAATAATTATAATGGAACTATATCCATAACAAATCATTTTGCAACACAAGGGTCTAACGAAACAATTAGAAATAAAATTAAAAATCTAAAATTGGAAGAAATTATTAATATACCTGCCGCTGGCAGTGACCGTTGGATTTATCATAGTGGAGATAGTGAATCGAATGTTACTGGTGGATATACGCAAGGCGCGTGATATATAGTATAGGAGATAAACATGGCATCTGATGCATTAAAACAAGAATTAAAAACAACCTTCGCGAGTAACTTCGAGAAGGGTTTTGCCAATGATTCTGTTGACCAATATTTCTTGATGTTTGGTAAAGTAGATAGTTGGGGGATAACACAACCTGCATCTGCTGGACCTTACGGTACGACTGGAGAAAATTATCCTTCGTCTAATACAGATTCCACCGAGAGAGGATTTCAGGCTTTTAGGGATGGTGTTGGAGCAAAAAGAATTTCTTCTAGAAACATCTATAGAATGATTCCTAGAATCGACTGGACATATGGGATTACATATGACCAATATTCTTCATCTGAAGACATGTTTGGTACTGCTTCTGGAACTCAAAAAAGATTTTATGTATACACATCTACTGGCAATGTTTATAAATGTATAGGAAATACTGGTGCAGGTGCAGAGGGACCAGTATCACAATTTGAACCTTCTCACACCATATCAGATGTTGTTACATTAGAAGACGGATATAGATGGAAATTTATTTACAAAGTAACAGACGACAGTAAAGACTTTTTAACTAACGAATATATTCCAGTTCAATATACCAATACGGATTCATCCACTTTTTTAAATCAATGGAATGCTCAACAAAGTTCGGTTAAAGGTACTATAGACCATATTAACATAACCGCACCTTCAAGTGGATGGACTGCCGCGCAATGGATAAAATCTACTCCTCCAAACACAGCAAAAAATATTCAAGGAGATTCAGAAGCCGGAGTAACATATGCTTATCTAGATGAAATGCCACAAGATAATGAATATTATGTTGGGTATTCTCTTTACATTAGTTCTGGACCTGGGACTGGACAAAAAAGAAAAATTGTAAAATATACAAATGATGGTAGAAAGGCAGAATTTAATATTCCCTTAACAGAAGCAATTAGAGCGGGTGATGGTGGATTTGCCACATCATCATATCAGATTATGCCAAACATTGTTTTAGATGGTGATGGTAATAGTGCGGAAGCACTTGCTATAACAGATTCAGATGGTTATTTAACTGGTGTATCTGTTTTAAATTCGGGAGAAAATTATACCGTAGTAGTTCCTAAAATAGAACCACTTGAAGTTTCTGGAGGAACATATGGTGGTGGTTTAAATGTGGCACATAATATACAAGGACCAACATTAAGTCCTGTGATTTCTCCTGGCGGTGGTCATGCGTTTAATGCTATTCAAGATTTTCAAAGTGATAAAGTAATGATTCGGACTATTGTAAAGGGAACAGATTCAAACTTTGTTGCTGGAAGTCAAGATATTAGACAAGTTTCGTTAATTAAAAATCCAAAAATTAATGGCGGAACATATGACGGATGGACCGCTGGTAGTGAAATTTCTAGAAGAAAACAACTAACTGTTGCTAAACCATATTTTTCAACTGTTGGATTTTCTGATGGTTCTTTCCTTTCCCCAACAGGTAAAACTGGCGATACTGTTATGGGAGAAAATACTAAAGCAACTGGTCTTATTGAAAGTTGGACTTACAGCGCCTCTAATCCAGAATTAGGAACATTAGA